GCGCAAGACGCGCCTCCGCGAAACTAGGGTGTTTGTCATGATCCAAAAAGACCTGCTCCAGCTCGCCCACTCAATCACCGAACTCAAGTTGCTACCAGGCAACCCAAGACGTGGTGACATCGAGGCCGTGAAGCGCAGCCTTGAAGCGTTCGGGCAACGCAAACCGATTGTCGTGCGCCGGACAGACAACGTGGTCATCGCAGGCAACCACACTTTGCAAGCTGCTCAGGCTTTGGGTTGGGCTGAGATTGCTGTCGTATGGGTTGATGATGACGAGGTGACTTCTAAGGCATTTGCTTTGGCTGATAATCGCACAGCTGAGTTGGGTGACTATGACGAGGAGGCGTTGGCTGATCTCATCAACGATGTTGGTTCGTTGAACCCAGGTCTGCTGGAGTCATCGGGCTGGGATGATAAGGCGGTGCAAGAATTGTTGGATCGTGTAGAGCAGATTGAGTTGCCTATTGATGTTGATGAGGTACCAGAGGATGTGCCTGCTGTTTCAACGTTGGGTGATGTGTGGTTGTTGGGCGACCATCGAGTCATGTGTGGGGATAGCAGCAATCTGGAGATGATCGGCAAGTTGTTAAACAACAAGACAATCAACATGGTGTTCACTGATCCACCTTACGGAATGGATCTGGATACAGACTTTTCAAAGATGGGCAACACAGGCAAGGCACATAGAAAAGTTGCTAATGACGATAAGCAATTTGATGCTTCTCTAATTCTTGAACAGTTTGATTACTGCAAAGAAATATTCTTGTGGGGCGCAGATTATTATGTTGAGACATTGCACAGGCAATACCCTGATCTTGGAAGTTGGATCATTTGGGATAAGTACAGTGATGAACGCATTGGTCTACTAGATGGAAGGTTTGGAAGCACATTTGAAACCTGCTGGTCTAAGACAAAGCATAAACGGGAAATTGCCAGAGTTCTTGTAACAACCAACTACACAGCAAGGGGTGACGAGACAAGGGTTCACCCAACACAGAAACCAGTTGCATTAGCAAAATGGTTCTTTGATCGTTGGGGTGATGAGCAGGACATTGTGCTTGATCTATTCGGTGGATCAGGCAGCACACTGATCGCTGCACAGGAAACGAACCGCACCGCATATCTGATGGAGTTAGACCCAAAATATGTGGATGTGATTTGTGCTCGATTCCAAAAGCTGACTGGTGTGTTGCCGGTGTTGGAATCGTCTGGGAAGGTTCACGACTTCCTCAATGCCTAAACCTGTTGGTCGTCCCCCTAAGCCGGTGGAGCAGAAGCGTCGTGCTGGTAACCCTGGCAAGCGTCCTTTGCCTGACACCGTTATTGCTATCCCAACTTCATCTTTGGTGCCTGAACCGCATAGGCCGTTGGGTCAGGCTGGTCGCCAGTTTTGGGATCGTGTTTGGAATGTTGGGTTTACTTGGATCAGCCCGCAGATGGATACTGAGTTGTTGCAGATTGTGGCTGAGCAGATTGATGAGCGTGCTGCGTTGCGTGTGAAGGTGTTGCGTGAAAGTGATTGGCGTGATCGTTCAGCGTTGCGAGCTTTGGATGCTCAGGTGTTAGATTGTTTATCCCTGCTTGGTTTTACTCCTGTTGATCGAGCACGGCTTGGCTTCGTGGAGGTGAAGATTCAAAATGAGCTTGAACAATTCCGTGAACGCAAGTCTCAGCGCACCAACGTTTTCGACACCAAAGGTTTATGAGTTTTCTGATGGGCGAGTCGTTTCAGATTTTGCAGAAACTTTTCTCCACGTCTCGAAGGGCGTTTTGGCGGGTCAGCCATTGGTGCTTACTGATTGGCAGTTTGATTTATTGGATAATCTTTTTGAGCGTCGTACTGATGGTCTCCTTCGTTACCGACGTTCGCTGATTGGGCTTGCGCGTAAGAACGGTAAATCACTTCTTGGTTCGCTGATTGCCCTTTACAATTTGATTGAAGGCGAGCCAGGTGCCGAAGTGTATTCCGCAGCAGGTGACCGCCAGCAAGCACGGGTTGTGTTCAATGAGGCCAAGTGGCAGATCACACAATCGCCAGCCTTGTCAGGTGTATGCAAGGTGTATCGAGATGTCATTGAAGTTCCATCTACTGGTGCTATCTATCGAGTGCTATCAAGTGACGCAAAACTTCAGCAAGGCCTCAACCCATCATGTGTGGTGTTTGACGAGTTACACGTTCAGCGCGACTCAGAACTTTGGGATGCTTTGACTCTTGGTTCTGGTGCGCGTAAAGACCCGATGATTGTTGCGATCACTACAGCAGGCTTTGACTTGGACACAATCTGTGGACGGCTGTACAACTACGGCAAGCAAGTCATATCGGGTGAGCGTGATGATGAACGGTTTGGTTTCTTTTGGTGGGAGGCACCGGAGGGATGTGCGATTCATGACCGCGATGCGTGGGCTTTGTCTAACCCGAACTTGGCTGAAGGTTTGTTAGATATGGATGACATGGAAGTCAGCATGAATCAGACGGCTGAGATTCCTTTTCGCAGATATCGTCTGAACCAATGGGTACGTCAGGATCAGGATTCAACTTGGCTTCCGGCTGGCGGGTGGGAGCAATGTCAGTCTGACCTGCAACTTGATCCTGACTTGCCAATGTTTGTGGGGATTGACATGGCGTTGAAACATGACTCGATTGCTGTCGTGATGTGTCAACCGCAGGGTCGCAGGTTGGTGGTGCGAGCCAAGATTTGGATTCCCGATGGGACGATGACAGACATCGCAGCTGTTGAACATCACCTTCGAGAACTTCATCGCCAGTTCAATGTGCGTGAGTTTGCTTATGACCCAGCGTTCTTCCAGCGTTCAGCTGAGGCGTTGGCTGATGACGGGTTACCAATGGTTGAGTTCCCTCAGTCCGCACAACGTATGGTGCCTGCTATCGGAACGCTGTATGAGTGCATTGTGAATCAGCAGTTGGCTCATGATGGCGATCCGATGTTTACCGATCAGGTGTTATCTGCTGTGCCACGTCAAACCGATGCTGGACTTCGACTGTCTAAAGGTAAGTCGCGTCGCAAGATTGACGCTGCTATCGCGTTGAGTATGGCTGTGGATCGTGCGACCAGACGTGAAGAAGTCGCACCTGTGCCTGGGTTCTTTGTAGTCTAAGGGTATGCCTATTTTCCTGCTAGAACTTTTTTCAATCCTGATGATCGCATCTGGACTATTCTTGTTATCAATTCCATTAGGGCTAATTTTTGTTGGCCTGTCAGTTCTATTGTTCACGGCTGCCTACGAGCGTGGTCGCGGAAAGGCTAAATAATGTTGTCAAGGCTGTTGGGTGGTGGCAACGAGGAACGTGCGGTTTCGTTCCAAAACTTGTTTGCTTCAGGTGATACATTCAGTTTCACTACCGCATCAGGCACAACAGTCACGCAACAAGACTCACTAAAAATTGAAGCGGTCTATGCGTGTGTGCGCATGATTTCAGATTCAATTTCAACGCTACCTGTTGACACATTCTTGCGTCTTGATGGAACTCGTAGACCGTTCCGTCCACGACCAGACTGGTTAGATAACCCTGAATCTGGTGTGACCCGCATCGAGCATTTCCAACAGGTTCTTGTTTCGTTGATGTTGAACGGCAACTCGTTCACCCGCATCTTGCGCGACGACCAAGGTATTGCTGGTTTGGTTGTTCTGAACCCTGAGCGCGTTGAGTGCAGTCGTGACCGTGAGACTCGTCGTCCGATTTATATTTATGAAGGCCGTGATGTAATCACAGCTGACAACATGATTCATATCACCGAGTTGCGTTTGCCTGGTGATTTGCGTGGACGCTCCCGCATTGAACTCATCAAAGAAAACTTGGGGCTGGCTAAAGCGTTGGAGGAGTTCGCTGCACGATTCTTTGGTCAGGGTTCTTCAGCTTCCGGCATCATTGAGTTCCCTGGCAACCTGACCCGTGAGCAGGCTAAGGATTTGGTGTCAGGATTTGAGGAAGGCCATAAGGGTTTGCGCAGGTCGCATCGTCCTGGTGTGTTGTTCGGTGGAGCGAAGTTCACGAAGACAACTGTGGACAATGATTCTGCACAGTTCTTGGAGTCACGTCGTTTTGCTGTTGAGGAGATTGCTCGTATCTTCCGTGTGCCTCCATCGATGCTTGGTGTGACTACGCCTGGTGCGATGTCGTATGCGTCGGTAGAACAGAACGGCATCCAGTATGTGACCCACACGTTGCGTCCGTACATAGAGAAAATTGAGGAAGGCTATTCACGTTTGCTTGCTGGTCGAGCATTCATGAAGTTCAACGTAGACGGATTGTTGCGCGGTGACCAAGCGTCACGGTACACAGCATTCTCAACGGGCTTGCAGTCTGGGTTCTTGTCAATCAATGACATTCATCGTCTTGAGGACATGGCTCCTGTTGATGGTGGCGATTCGTATCGTGTGCCATTGGCGAACGTGGACATCAATGCTGCGAACTTGGCTGAGATGCAGTCCAAGGCTGAGATTGCTCAACGCCTGATTTTGACTGGGTTTGATCCGGCTGAGGTGATGTTGATGGTTGGCTTGCCAGCTGTGGCTCATACTGGTTTGCCTTCAAGTCAGTTGCAACAAATTTCGACCGTGAATCCTGCTGATCCTTCTGCTGCATATCAGGTTTAATTATGACTTTGACTTCTTACAATTACACGGTAAGTACAACACCTGTGTTGCTGGCTGATGCACCTATCAATCCTGTGAAGGTGACAATTCATAATAATAATCATCAGGCGAACTCGATTGTTTATTTGGGTGGTTCTGCTGTTACAACTTCAACTGGTTTGCATCTTGATCCTGAAGCAACTTTGTATTTTGTTTTGAATACCACCGAACAGCTCTTTGCAATTGCTGGCAGTTCGCTTACTTGTTCTTTGATTGTGCAGCCGTTCTAATGCCATATTTCATTTCAAATAAGAATCCTGATTGTTCAGGTTGGGCTGTTGAAAAGGAAGATGGCGAAGTCATGGGATGCCACCAATCAAAACAAGATGCGATAGATCAGATGGTGGCAGTTTCGTTGGCTGAAGATATGGCTCCAGGTGGTGAACGTGCAGTTGATTTGAAGTTGCCAACCTATATCCAGAACGCTGCTGCTAAAGGTTTGGAATATAACGCTCAAGGTTTGGGTGGTGATGGTTTGGTGGAACGCACTATTCGTGAGGCTCGCCAGATGGCTGACGGTCAAATTACTGAGGACAAGGTGATTCGAGCAAACGCTTGGGGTCAACGTCATTTAGTTGATTTGGATGCTTCACAGAACTCTGAGGCTGATGATGAGGGCTTCCCTGGTGCTGGTGCTGTCGCGTTCTATCTTTGGGGAATTGATCCACTTGACCCTGAACCTGCGATGACTTGGTTTGCTCGTAAAGCACAGGCCATAAAAGACGATCAGACTGGTTCGCAACGAACTGCCAATGCTCAAGATGTGGTCATCGTTGATATTGATGGAACATTGCTTGCTGGTGGTGAAGGCATTCAAAAGAATGTGGATTATGTCAATGCTCTTTACGAGAAGTTTTTTATCTATATCGTGACTGGTCGCGGTGACGCTGAACAAGATAAGACTGTTTCAGAGTTGGCTGATGCCGGCGTGAAATACGATGACATTGAGTTCAACGAAGACTTGAGCATCCCAACGCCTGAGTACAAGGGCAATAAGGCTGCGGACATTCTGTCTGAACAGACTGTTGTTTTGGCAATAGATAATGATCCTGCTGCACGTCGAGCATATTTTGATTTAGGTATCAAAACCCTTGACCCGAAGCGAATTAAGTCTGGTGATATGCCAACCTTGCGTGAGGCACCAGCGTTCCATCGTCAGCGTGAACAGGAGTTTGGTAATGTTTCTCATATGACTGAACAGGTTGAAACACGCAGAGTTACCGTATCCGATTTTGAGTTGCGGGCTAACGAGTCTGGTGACGGTATGTCGTTCACAGGTTATGCAGCTGTATTCAACTCGCCATCTGAGCCATTGCCGTTCATTGAAACTATTGCTCCTGGTGCATTCGCACGTTCATTGAAGGCACGAAATAATATTCGAATGTATATGAACCATGACTCTTCAATGTTGCTGGCTACGACCCGCGCAAAGACTTTACGTCTGCAAGAAGATTCGAAGGGTTTGTTGGCTTCTGCTGATTTGCCTGAAACTTCGGTTGGCAAAGACCTATCAATTTTGATGAAGCGTGGTGACGTGACCTCAATGTCGTTCGGGTTTACTGTTCCTTCTGGTGGTGACCGTTGGTCTGAAGATGGAATGAGCCGTGAACTACGTCAAATCAAACTGTTTGAAGTTTCTGTTGTGACAGGGTTCCCAGCGTATTCAGCAACATCTGCACAGGTTCGCAGCTTTGATGCGCTTGCTACTCGTACTGGTGTTGATGCTGATCGTCTTGCTGACGCAATCTTGGTGTTGGAATCAGGTCAAACTTTGTCACCGGATCAGGGTGCGTTGTTGCGTGAAACTGTTGCGAAGTTGGAACCAACTCCAACTGAACCACCTGCGACTCTTGGCCTGATGGCTAAGCATCTTGAACTAATCAAGAATTTCTAGTACTGTTTTAGTACTGCGTCCAACGCGAGGAGCCTCCTTGGATGTTGCTGTGTACGGAGCCGTACCAGGTTTAAGTTAAATCCCTGCGTATCCAAACACTCAACATTCATCCCTAACGGGAGAAGGAACACATCATGAAAGAATATATTGACCGTCAGGTTGAGATTCGCAATCGTGCATGGGAAGAAGCCAAGTCAATTTTGGACAAAGCCACCGCAGAAAAGCGTGACCTCTCAGCAGAAGAAAACCAAACCTATGAGCGCATCTCTAAGGAACTGGACGAGCGTGGACAGACCATCGCAAAACTTCGTGAAGACGAAGCTCGCGAACTTCGCCTCGATGCAGCAACTCGTGACATCGCTTCACAGGCACGTCCACAGGAATCAGCTGCACCAGTTGCAGATGATGCTTCGTTCTTGCGTTCACTTGTTATGGGCGAAAAGCGTTCACACACATTTGAACGTCGTGACATCACCAAGGGTTCAGCAGGCGCACCTGTACCAACCTCGTTCTACAACCAAGTAATTGCACAGGCTCGTCTTGTTGCACCGATCTTGCAAGTAGCAACGATTTTGAACACCGCTGGTGGCGAGAACCTTCAAATCCCTTCGCAGTTCAGCTGGTCAACAGCTACTCTGCCAGGTGAAGGAACCGCAATTCCAGAATCCGATCCACAGTTCAACAGCTTCGTTACCTTGGGTGCTTACAAGTACTCATTCTTGACGCAGTTGACAACGGAACTTATCGAAGACTCTGGTGTTGACATCCTCGGCTTCTTGGCAGAACAAACTGGTAACGCTCTTGGTTACGCAGTAGGTTCGGCTTTGACAGTCGGTTCAGGAACCAACCAGCCAAAGGGCATCGTGACAGCGAGCGCAGTAGGCGGCACGGCTGGAACTGCTACCGCATTCACCGCAGACAACTTGATTGACTTGCTGTACAGCCTTGATGGCGCAGCACGTAACCTTCCTGGTGTTGGTTGGATGATGAACGGCAAGTCAATTGGTGCAGTTCGCAAGTTGAAGGACACAGCTGGAAATTATGTATTCCAGCCAGCTCTTTCAATGGAATCACCAGACATGCTTCTTGGCAAGCCAATCTACGAAAACCCTTCAATGGTCGACGTAGCAACTGGAACCAAGTCCGTCATTGTTGGTCACCTACCTTCGTACTATGTACGCACAGTTGGTGGAATCAAGTTGGAGCGCAGCGATGACTTCGCATTCAACACGGGCTTAGTGACTTTCCGCAGCACATACAGAGTTGACGGAAATCTTCCACAAGTTAGCCACATTAAGCACCTCCTCCAACCATAAGTTGAAGGTAGTGCAACCGATAGCAATATCGGTGTAAGTTTGAGGGTAGGTCGAACACGCAGGGCGACCTACCCTCATTTCTTTTTACCCTGCGACCTGCGAAGGAGAGAACGGTGGCTAATGCTCGTAATCGTCAAGAACACTCCGGTCGAATTACCCGACCTAGAAGCGGAGATATTGCTCCGCAGGGGAATAGCGCACTTACCAGAGCGAGCAGATTTGCCAATCCCGACGCGCTTCGAATCCTCTGGTATTCCAACGCCCCGTTCGCCCCAACAGGCTACGGGACGCAAACCGCGCAAACCGTCGCAAGGCTCATCAAAGACCAACACGAAGTAGCAATCCATGCGATGTATGGCATTGAAGGTATTTCTTCAATGTGGAATGGTGTAAAACTTTATCCGCGTGGAATGTCTGCATATAGCGATGACATCATGGTTGCGCATTGGATGGATTGGGCTAACGGTAATCGTGAGATGCCAACGCTGATGATGACATTGTTTGATGTGTGGGTTTTGCAATCACCATCGTTGGATCAGGTTCCACATATTGCGTCTTGGATTCCTGTGGATCATGCTCCTTGCCCACCGAATGTTTTGGCTTGGTGTCGTCGTGACAATGTGAAACCGATTGCGATGTCAAAGTTTGGTTTGCAAATGTTGCAGAACGCTGGTGTGGATGCAATGTATGTTCCTCATGCGATTGAAAAAGTGTTTGCTCCTACACCAAAGATTGTTTCGTCTAAGGGTGAGTTCACGGGGCGTGAGCTGATGGAGATTCCTGACGACAAGTTTGTGGTCATGATGAACGCTGCGAACAAGGGTGCGAACCCGTCACGCAAATCGTTTGCTGAAAACATTTTAGCGTTCGCTATTTTCGCGCAAGATAAACCTGACGCAATGTTGTATCTCCATACTGAGCGTGATGGTGCGATGGGTGGTATCAATCTGGTGCATCTGTTGGAGGCTTGTGGTGTGAAGCCTGAGCAATACAAGATTTGTGATCCTTACGCTTATCGGACTGGTTTCCCTCAGCAGGCTTTGGCTGCGTTGTATTCCGCAGCTGACGTGCTGTTGGCCTGCTCGATGGGTGAAGGGTTCGGTGTTCCGGTGATCGAGGCTCAGGCTTGCGGTACACGGGTCATCGTGTCGGACTACACAGCACAGCCTGAGTTGGTTGGGGCTGGGTGGGCTGTGGACATTCAACCGTTCTGGGATGCGCATCAGCGTTCATGGTTTTGCACCCCTGTTGTGTCGTCCATCGTGGATGCCCTGAAAGCCTCGTATGAGGCTCCGAGAGGCACGGATAAGCAGGCTGTGGCCTTTGCCAGCCAATATGACGCAGACCTCGTTTATGAGCAATCGTGGAAGCCTGTGATGAAGGAGTTGTCAGCATGGTGCCAGTCATCATCGTCCCCGTCCTAAACAGGTATGACCTACTAGAGCGATGCTTACGCTCGATTGACTACGACGTGGAGACACTCATCATCATTGACAATGGTGGCAAATCCACATTGCATGATTGGCCTTGGGTGATTGATCGTCGCCATGTCAAGAACTATCACGTCTGGTCAATGCCAACCAACCTTGGTGTCGCACCATCTTGGAACATCGGTATCAAAGCAACCCCTCACGCTGACGGCTGGATCATCCTCAATTCGGATGCGTTCTTTGAGCCAGGGCAACTAGAAGTTTTCTACAAGGACTGCAACCCTGAATCGATCACGTTGACTGAGGCGATGCCTGGTTGGTCGTGCGCGTGGATCGGTGCGAACGTGGTTGCCAAGGTTGGGCTGTTTTCGGAGTGTTATGTTCCCGCCTATTTTGAGGACACAGATTTTCAAGAACGTGCAATGCGATTGAATGTTCCAGTGTTCACTTCTGACGCTGGGATAGTTCACGACAACTCGTCAACGATTTCATCGGCACCAGAACTGGCTGAAAAGAACCAGCGCAGTTTCGCTGCGAATGGGGCTTTGCATGCGATGCGTTGGCAGTCAGGTTTGCCAGATGCAGGACATTGGGATTTAACACGAAGAAGGGAATTGGGATGGGATTAGAGGACTACAACCTTCTCCATGAGGGCGAAACAATTTATGTCATTGGGTCTGGCGCAACGCTTGATTATCTGTCACCTGATTTCTTTGATGACAAACTGAGTATTGCAGTCAATTTCTCTGGGTCAGTTTTCGGGATGAAGAACTATTACTGCTTCAGCCATTATCACGGTGACGCAATACAGGAAGCTCGACGTGATGAATCCATTGCAGTATTTACCCCACTCAAAGAACATGGAACTGATGCAGAGTTCCAAGGCTTCATGCCCAAGATTGTGACCTTCGGTACCCGCACCGGAAGACCAGGAACATCGTTCAACCCACATGACAAGGATTGGCCTGTTGAGTATGACCAGTTGACTATCGGGTCATCGAGCATTCATGGGGCGATGCACCTTGCTGCATATATGGGTGCGAAGTTCATTGTGTTGGTTGGGGCTGATTGTGGACAGTTGAACGGTAAGGACAGGGTTGATGGTTATGTTGCTGGTGATACGCCTTGGGCTTTGTATGAGCGGCATCTTCGAGACATGAAGCAACGGTTGTGGGATGTTTATAATTGCCATGTATACAGCCTTAATCCATTTGCGTCTTTGAATTTAGAGGGAATGCAATTTAGGGGAGTAGCAAGTATCAACTAGAATTATTTTATGCCTTGTGTCTACGCTTTAGTATCATCAGCGCAACCAGACCACTATCGTTATATTGGGATTTCCAAATATGAGACACCAAATAAACGCTTATCAGAACATCTTCATCAAGCAAAAAATGGTAAAAACAGCTATAAGTGCAATCTACTAAGAAAAATTTTGCACGATGGAAATTCTGTTATGGCGGTTATTTTGAAAACAAGTATTTCGTGGGACGAAGCTCGTCAAGTGGAAATACTTTATATTTCTCAGTACCGTGATAATGGGCATAAACTCACTAACATCACCGCAGGTGGTGATGGCGCTTTGGGTTTACGACATTCAGCAGAGGTTTGTGCCAAAATTGGTGAGGCAAAACGAGGGAAGAAACGTTCACCAGAAACTTGTTTAAAAATGAGTCTGGCACAACGAGGCAGAAAACACTCACCTGAAGCTATTGCCAAAATGAGCGAGTCACGACGAGGTTCAAAACGTTCTGTTGAAACTTGCTCAAAAATAAGCGCTGCAAATAAAGGCAAAAAACTTTCTCCTGAACATTGTGCCAAATTGAGTAAGGCGCACCTAGGCAAAAAACTCTCACCTGAACACCGCGCCAATTTGAGTGAGTCAAGACGAGGTTCAAAACGTTCTGCTGAAACCCGTGCCAAGATGAGTGAGGCACGACGCAGGTATTGGGTTGCTCGTCATTTGGCTACGACGCAATCTGCGTCAATAAACTAGAATCAGGAAACCATGATTAACCAAGGTTACGCAACTAGAAATCAGGTCAAAGCAGCCCTCCGTATCGGCACAGCTGACACCATTGACGATGATCTGATTGATAACTGTGTTGGTGCAGCGTCACGTCTGATTGATGGTTATTGCAACCGTCGCTTCTGGCAGACTGGCACGGCTGAGGCTCGCGTGTTTCAAGCAGAGGATTCGTTCTATTGCTCTATTGACGATATTGCTGGTACGGCTATTACGCTGAAAACTTCTTCGTTTGCTGATGGCAATTTTGATGTGACGTGGACTCGTTCCGATTATCAGTTGGAACCGTTGAACGGAAACCTTGATGGACTCACTTGGAGTTACGACAAGATTCGTGCTGTTGGCGATTACCTGTTCCCAACGGTTAATGCGAACTATGGTGAGCAGGCTTTGGTTCAGGTGACTGCTGTGTTCGGTTGGCCTGCGATCCCTGAGCCAGTAACTCAGGCAACGATCATTCAGGCTTCAAGAATTTTTAAGCGTTACGACAGTCCGCTCGGCGTGGTTGGATTTGGCGATCTCGGACAAATCCGTGTGTCTCGATACCTTGACCCTGATATGGCTCAGCTGGTTGAACCGTATCGTCGTATGCGGATTTACGCATGAGCGCAACCACAACCGTCACCGAAATCAAAGAAGGTATTGCTACCGCGCTGAGAACTATCTCAGGGCTTCGTGCTTACGCTCAGCAGCCTGACAATGTGAATGCCCCGTTTGCGTGGCCTATGTTGGATTCAATCACATATAACGGGGCTATGGGTGGGGGTTTGCTAACCCACATTTTCAATGTGTCTGTGGTGGTTGGTCGTTCGGCTGAACGCACAGCTCAGATAGCGTTGGATGGTTTCTTGTCGTATCGGGGAACCTCATCGGTGCGTCAAGCGTTGGAGTCGGATCGCACGTTGGGTGGGGTCGTACAGGACTTGCTGGTTGAGTCAGCATCCAACATCTCGACGCTGGATGGCAACGATGCGACCTATCTGATGGTTGACTTCCGTGTGGTGGTGTACGCTTAGTTGATACGCATTCCTGCGAGCGTGTAGAGTTTCATTAGTAAATCTTCGAGTGCCGGAAGGCAGGAGTAATCAACATGGCAAAGCAAGTTCTCACAAACGTAAACGTGACATTCGGAACGGCTAACACGGATATTTCGGCATACGTTGCATCTGTGTCCTTAAATTTGTCTGCTGCGGAAGTCACGACCACGGCATTCTCCACCACAAACGCTGTTACCCGCATCCAAGGCTTGCGTGACCACAGCGTCACCTTGTCAATGCACCAGGATTATCCAACAATTGAAAAATTGTTTTACGATGTGTTCTCAAACGGAACTGCTGTTCCTATGACAATCAAGCCAAACGGAACTGCTACTGCTGGTTCGACGCAACCACAATATGCGTTTAACGTAATTAGCACCGGTTATAGTCCCGTGAACGGCGCTGTGGGCGACCTCGCTACCTTTGATATAACGCTCCCTGTTGACGGTGCAATCACCAAGACTGGTACTGGCGCGTAAGTTTTCTAACAAACCCTTAACCCTGCGGAGGATAAATGAAAATAGCGTTAGAAGTAACGTCATCATTGGATCAATCAAAGCGCACCATCATTGCTGCGTTCCCAGACTTCATCGCCTTTGAACAAAAGTTCAGCAAGAGTGTTGCGAAGTTTGAGGCTGAACTGACGCTGACTGATTTAGGTTTTTTGGCTTGGCATTCTGAGCATCGCACGAAACGTACTGGTTTAGATTTTGATTCTTGGATTAATGAGATTGAGGCTTTGGAGTTGGGTAACCAGGCTGATGCCGTGATCGTCCCTTTGGAGATCAGTCAGCACATTGGATGATTGCGTATCTCGCTTGCGAGACACATATTTCCCCCTCCTCTTTGCTGGCAGAAGACCCTCGAATGTTATTCACGATGTTTGCTTATTTGCGTTGGAGAGCAATTCATCTAGGCAAGTAGTCTGTTGCTATGGCAGTTTTTGGTAGAGCAGGTCAAGTCAGTATTACCTCTGACAACAATGCGATTCAAGTAAAAGGTATCTACGAATTTTTGCGCGACGCATCTAAGGCTGACAAACGCTTTAATGCTGAAGCTCGTATTGCTGCAGGAAAAGTGGCAGAGAACCTTCTAAATAAAGCCAAGACTGAAGCAGGTTCTATAACCCGTAACCGTCAGGCTACTGAGGTGATGAAGGGAATGAAGGTTGGCAAGGATCGAGTGCCTATGATTTATTTGGCTAGTACGTCTGCTTTTGTTTCTACAACCAACCCGAATAGGAATCGCAAACGCAAGGTGACCAGGGGTGATGTTTTCTTTGGTGCTGAGTTTGGTGGTGGCAAGTTTGGTAAGGGGATGAAGACTTCTGCTGGGGCTAGATCGGTCAATAAAAAGGGTGAATCCCGTGATGGTTACCGTAAAGGTGGCGGGCATACGAGTCAGTTCCTTCGGCATCGTGGCAGAGCTGGTTATTTCTTTTGGCCTACTGTCCGTAAGCAAAAAGACAATATTGCCAAAGAGTATTTGGACGCTATCCAGAAGGTAATCAACACGCTGAAAGATAGTGCTTGACTTTGGCTGAGGTTCCTGTACCCTTCTAGGAGGAGGGGTTATGGCAGTTCTATTTAAGAATGTGAAGTCGATATATCCGAAGCCTTTGGCTTCGTCTTGGGATGACTTGAAGGAGTTGTTGTCGTTCCATGAGGAGAACCCTGTTAAGCAGGCTGGGTCGTTGTGGTCACCTGTTGAGTATGACGCTGGTACTACCAGAGGTAACCGTAATGTTCGTTTTGTTGAGGCATTGGTTGTGGACATGGACAGCGAAACCTTTGACAATGCTCGACTAGACGGTTTGGAATGGTTCGCCTATTCCACGTATTCGCATCGTTTGGATGATCCTCACTATCACTTGGTCTTGCCGTTAGCGGAGCGGGTGCCTGCGTCGTTGTGGCGGGTGGTGTGGTCTGAGCTGCATGACCGTATTGGTTTGGTTGGTGACCCTCAGACTAAAGACCCTGCACGAATTTTCTATCTTCCTCAACACGCGCCGGATCAGCCGTTTGAGTTTCATGAAGGTCACGGTCAGTTGTTGGATTCATCGTTCACACTCGATGTTGAGGTTGCTTCTAATCCTGTAACACCACGCACACGTCAAGCCCGTCAACCACGTCAACGTCGTGCTGGTGCAGAGGTGTTGGATGAGGCTTGGTGGAATGCGCCTGTAGATATTTCTCGTTGGGATGGCCTCACAGGCAAAGACCTTTATAGTGCGATGTTGGATGAGTTTGTTGCTTTACGGAATGGGATGTCGGTTATTGAGTAGAATCGGCGCATGGCTGGTGAGCGGACGTTCTCTGTAAAATTTATTTCCGATACTGCTGCAGCCAAAGCAGGCTTAAAACTTTTATCTGGTGACATCAAAGGTTTCGGCAAAGAAGTGGGGAAAGTTTCTCCACTCTTCTCCGCAATGGCTATCGGAGCAACTGCTGCAATTGGGGCTGTTGCTGTTGGAATGACTAAAGCGGTCAAGGCTGCGATGGAGGATCAGGCTTCGCAGGCTGAGTTGCAACGTCAGTTGGAGAAGACCTTTGGTGCTAATGAGGCGTTGAATGCTTCAGCTGAACGGTATGTATCGGTGACACAACTTCGAACCGGCACGTCGGATATTGAGCTTCGTACATCGCTGGGCTTATTAGTTCGAGCAACAGGAGATTATCAGCAGTCACTTGGTTTGTTGAATACGGCTCAAGATATTTCGGCTGCTACTGGTAAAGATTTGGCGACAGTTTCCTTGGCGTTGGCTAAGTCCAGCCAGGGACAGTTCACCGCTCTATCAAAACTTGGTATACCGCTTGATGAAAATACAAAGAAGTCTAAAGACTTTGGCAAAGTAATTGGTTTATTGAACGATCAGTTCGGTGGTGCTGCAGCTACTAAGGCAGAGACTTTTGGTGGACAGTTAAAGATTCTGTCTGGTCAGTTTGGTGAAATCATGGAAACAATAGGTGCAGCCCTTCTGCCTTATCTGCAAAAGTTCACAGACTTCTTGGTCAAGAATGTTGCGCCAGCCATTCAACGCGTCACCACAGTCATCGGTGAGAAAGGTTTGGTGGCTGGATTACAGCAACTTGTTTTTGAATCGGGTGGTGCTGGTAAAGGGATTGTGAATTTTGTTAAGACTGTTGCTGTTGCTTTTGCGCATTTAATCAATATTTCTTCAGATGTTTATTATGCAGCTAAAGGGGCAATACTTGCGTTGAACCCTTTCAAGATAGGTGAAGCTGCAAAGGCATTTGCTCAGGTAGGTAAAGACAGGATAAATATTGACGCGCTCAAAGGTTCTTTTGATTCTTTGACTACTGCTGGAAATCAATACAAACTCAGCATCCGTGATGCGATCAATCAGCAAACAAACTTCAAGGGTTCAGCACAAGATTTAGGTGGTGAATTGGGTGGTAGTGGCAAGTCAGTTACGAAGACCCTAAAGACTGCAACCGAAAAGTTGAAGGAATATGGTGACGCTTTGAAGTCCACAACTTCGGCACAGAAGTCGTTTGCTGATGCTCAGAAGGGTACGGCTAGTGCTACGAAGTCGAAGGCTGATGCGGATATGGCTGTGGCTAAAGCGCAGGCAAGGTTGGATCAGGTGTCGCAGGGGTTTGGTGCTGGTTCGCCGGAGGCGTTGGCTGCGCAGACGGAGTTGGCTAAGGCTCAGCGTGGTCAGGAGCGGGCGACGTTTGCGGTTGAGGAGGCGATTTATTCGGTTGCTGATGCTGAGATGAATTTGCGTAAGGTTCGTCAAGACCCTGAGTCTTCTCCTATGGATGTTCGTCGAGCAGAGTTGGCGTTGGCTGAGGCGAAGTTGAGTGTGTCTGATGCGACTGATTCTCAGATTGATTTGACTAAGGAGTTGAATACTCAGCAGGGTATTTTGAATGACACTATTTTTGGTGCGACGATTGGTTCTCTTGTTTATGATGAGGCTTTGCAAGCAGTTAATGATGCGAAGGATCGCCAGTTTGCTGCAGCTGAGGCGTTGGCTGATGCGATTGATAAGGAGCGTGAGGCTCAAGATAAGTTGAATGAGTCAATCAAAACGACGATTGATTTGATGGCTAAGTATCCGAAGGTGTTGGGTAGTATGCCTAACCCGATGGCTGGGGTGTCGGGTCAGCCTGCTAACACGGTTGGCTCGCTTGCGCTCCAGACTCGTTCTGGGGATACGTATGCGATCAATATCAACGCTGCGATAGCTGATGCTGGTGTACCTGATTTGGTGGTTAAGGCTTTGCAAACATATAACAAGACGGTTGGCAAAATCCCAGTAAGTGTCAGGTAGTCATGGCTGTTGTTGTTCCTAACTGCGGTACCTACATGGTCGAGATGGACTACGGTTCGACAACGAATGCGTTTCGTTTGGACGATGCTGTTGCTGGTGTGCTGGACTCGACAACTTATGTTCTTGACGGTACACCGCTATATGTAGATGTGACCACATATGTTAAAAGTGTTTCTATTAATCGTGGACGGCAGAACAGATATCGTGATGCCACAGGTCAGCCAGGATCAGCAACGATTATTTTGGAGGATCGTGACTTTTATTTTTCTTTAGTCAATACTGGTTCCCCTTACTACAACGCAACACAGGCACGTCTGGGATTTGAATTGAACTCAAACGTGCGGATCAGTAGAAACGGAACCTACCTATTTGTTGGCATTATCAGCCAATACAACCAGTCCATTGAGAAACCTAACCGCTCATTGGTAACCATTAGTTGCTCAGACAAACTATTCGGTTTGAATAATGTTAAAACTCCTGCGTTCACACCAGTCGTTGAATATGCTGGGTCAAGAATCAACAAAGTTCTAACCAATGCAGGTTTGTTTACTGGTGCCACAGATCGTGACATCGTTACAGGTGTAGCCAAACTTGGCACCGCAGCAGTAGATGAATCAGCATCAGTCCTCGAATACTTACAACGTATAAACAACTCTGAACAGGGACGCATCTTCATCAAAGCCAATGGCGCGTTCGCCTTTGACCAGCGTTTAACAGGAGAGTTCCAAGCCATTGAAGCCACCCTTGCCGATACTGGTGGCACCGCTATCCCATTCACCGAATTTGACATTGTGAGCAACTGACATGGCTGGGCCACTTTATACATACAGCGCAAAAGAATTAGCCGGAGCAGGCAACCTTGCTGACTCTGTTGCAGCACCATCAGTTCAACGCCCCAACGAGTTCACCCCAACCAACCCATCGGTAATCAATACTGTCAACGTTGGTATCGCGCCAGCAGCCCCAACCGTAGGCACACTTAACACCACCATCCAATACGCCCAAGCCATCGCATCTGATTCAGTAAACCAATTCGGAACCCAATCCACCCCAGTCGTCATCACCCTCCTAGAAACTTTGGATGATGCAGGTGACTTGGCCTCATATCTGATTCAACCTTTACCGAAGTTTTGGTTCGGCAACATTCGGATTGTGATGAATGGGTTGACTGACGCGCAACGCACCACCATCACCAACTTGGATATTGGTTCACAGATTTCGGTGACTAAAACCTTCCCTAAATCCACCCCGTCAACGGTGACACAGCTGATGGCGTTGGAGGGGATCAGCCATGACATCAGCCCTGACCGTCACATCGTCACCTTGTACACGAACCCTGCACGTATCTATACATACTTTATTTTGAACAGTTCAACATTGAATGACGATACGAAGGGTTTGGGTTAGACTTCCCATATGGCTACAACTCCATATCCGTTCGTTTCTGGTGCGACCCTCACCGCATCACAGTTAAATTCGACATTCAATATCCCTGTAAGTGCCAAGACCGCTAGTTATGTTTTAGTTGCTGCTGACGCTGGTACACGTATCACGATGACTTCAGCATCGGCTACAACGATCACGGTTAATACCTCGATATTTAGTGCTGGCGACAGTTTAGAAATCGTCAACCTTTCGACTGGTGTTTGCACGGTAACGGCTGGAACTTGCACAGTTTCAACTACAGGTACATTGGCGATGGCACAAAATGCGTCAGGCAAATTGGTGTTCATTAGTGCATCAGCTGCAATTTATATTGCTGGTGATGTTGCAGGTGCTGCAAGCACGTTTGCGATTTTTAACGAAACACAGGCATCTGGTACTGCTGGCGGTGCAAGCGTTCAAACCACCTACACAAAACGCACCTTCAACACCACAGTTGTCAACAACATTGGCGCAACCCTCACTTCAAGCGTCATTGCTTTAGTCGCTGGCACATATCGAGTGTTTGCCATGTCACCACATTTCAACTCGAATGCTGTTGCACTTCGCCTACGAAACACAACAGACAGCACAACAACGATCTCTGGCCCGAACAACTATTCTTTGAGTGCTTCTGGTTGTTATACAGAATTAGACGGATATTTCACCATTACAGGCACAAAGAACTTTGAGGTGCAGTACTACCAAACTGGTGCAGCGGTTGCTTCAAACGGTTTAGGTGTGCAACTTAGTTCTGCTGGTGTTAGCGAAATATACGGGCAAATCACGATTGAAAAGATTGGCTAATGGCAACTCAAAAGCAAATCAACGCCCAGATCGGTAACGCCACTCGCGAACTTGCACCTGGCACAACATGGAAATTCAATGAACCAGGTGACAGTTACGCTTGCCTTGAGTGGATGGATGACCCAGCGTTGCAACCAACTGAAGCTGCAACAATGGCTAAAGCAACCGAACTTGCAAACAAGTAAATCCATGAATGACATTGCATCTGAAGTCATTACTCCGTAGCCGTTGGCTAGTTGTTTCCCCTGCACTTTTAGTTTCACTATTTAGTTTCGTTCCTTCGGCTGAGGCCTTCCAGGTTGGGTTGAACGCGGTTGGTTATACCGTCACCGAAATCCCACCTATCAAATCAGATACCGCTTATGTCGAGTGTGGTCGTGACGTGGTGCCGTTCATCAACGTCACCTTTGATTATCAGCAGAACTTGTTTGGTGATTGTGGTTGGGATTTGTTTTTGGTTCATTACACGGGCTACCTGCAAATCCCTGAGCATCAGACCTTGCAGATGTGGGTTGCATCCGATGATGGTGGAACAGTCAAGATTGGATTAGACGAGTTTGGGGTTTGGCAAGACCAAGGGTGCAGCGCGACTGAGTTTGATTTGAGTGCAACACCAGCTGGCTCATATCCTCTTGATGCCTGGTTCTATGAGAACGGTGGTGGGACGTGCTTCATGTTGGCTTGGAACATTGATGACACAGGTTGGACGATTGTGCCACCTGAAGCATTTACGAGTGAGCCACCTACGACAGCAACACCACAAGTATCAACAACATTCCCATCGACCACGATGCCAGAGTCCACCACATCTAGCGTCCCGCCAAGTACAACGGTAGAACCACAAACAACATCAACAGTCCCAGAAACAACTTCATCAACTACCAGCTCCTCAACGACGACTTCAACGACCACGACCTCGACTGTTCCCGTGACGCTTTATATACCGCCAACAACAACAACCGAACCGTCAACAACGACAACAGAACCCATACCGGAGTCTCAGTCAACCACAACCACGACAGTTGCAGAAATGACCACAACGACAGAGAATGTGACCACAACGACATCGGTACAGCCTACCCCCACAACCCAACCTGAGAACCCCACCACAAGCGTCCTGAGCCTCCCAGATGAGACTGAACCACCACTCAGCGACCAAGAGCTAGTAGCCGTATTGGACGCGTTAGAAACGGCTGACAAGGCTGAGGTGCAAGCATTAGTTGAGCAGGTGTTGGCAAAGGATTTGGACACCAGCCAAGCAGCGTCACTCGTCTCCAACCCAACCATTCTAGCCTCGGTTACGAGTGAGCAGGCGGTTGCTTTGTTTGAGGAGATTGCGCCAACGGAGTTGAGTCCTGCTGAGGCTGAGGCTGTGGTGGCTGCGGTTCAAGATGCGCCTAGTTCTGTGCGTAAAGCGTTCGAGTCTGTGCTGAATATTTTCCAAGGTTTCGCTGACACTTATGTTCCACTCAACTCAACGGTGCCTGTGAAAACTCGTCGTGCGTTGATTGCGCTATCTGCTGTATTCTTGACCGTAGCCCCTGCACCTAGTCGAAGGAATAAGTGATGAAGTTTTGGGGTGAGTTCCATGCGTTGATTTGGACTATCGCTGCATCTGTCACAACAATCTTGACGCTATCTGGTGGGCTTCAAAAGATCGTGATCTGGCTCACTATTGCAGCTCTCGTTCTTCACTTCATCGGCGCGTTAAAGAAAGAAGACTCAGAATGAAAAAGGTTCAAGACATCGCAGGACGTATCGTCGCAGTATTCCTATCGTCAGCTCTAGCCATCGTTGGTGGTTCGGCTGTTATCGCGCCAGACCTGCCTATCTACAAGAGTGCGATTCTTGCAGGTTTCGCAGCCTGCGCCACCGTGATTCAGAAGCTCGCTCAAAGCAGTCTTGACGGTCAGTTGACTGTTGCTGAAATCAACGAAGCCTTCGGTGCGAAACCTAAAGCATGAAACCGAACTGGCCTGTTCGAGACATTCATTGGTGCCAGCACCTTAAAGGTAAGAAGCCTTCAGAGATAACACCTGACATGGTGGTTGCTGTGTCTGCTGGTGGCAAGTTGGAGAAATGTGCTGCTGCTGCAT